AATTAATCGTACATTCCAGAGGCCCAGCGCTATTAAGATAGACATTGTAAAAGTTCGATTGTCCATCAAAGTCGCGCCATGCTATGGTCGAAGTTCGTGTCGGGAGAAACCTTACCCTGTCATAATAGGGTAGTTCCAGGTTATAAGCCCCCAATACATGGGCACAAGAGGCATGCGATCCATCTAATGTGGAAACGATGTCAATTCCATTACGTGACACCGCCGTTGGTGTTAAAGTCGTCAAACTGGTAGGTAACCTTTTTGAAAACCACATGTGTGGCACCACATTAGCTGGAATATCACTTGGAATAATGTTAATTCTTGTAGATCCACGCACTCCTAAAAACCCCCTTTCTAGGTACGAATAGAGGGTCATTGGAACGGTGAACTGATTGAGCATTTCTGCTCTGGGATAATGAGGCAGAGTCATCTGCTTCATTCTGAATTCTGTGAAAGTGGCGATATAGCTAGTTGTAAAACGTTTTAGCATGGTTCTGAGAGACAATATTTTCTCGCCGAAAAATAAGTCGCTGTCATCAGGAGTCCAACCTTGCTCCAATTCAATATCTGGAGTGGATGGCTCAGGATCATCTTCAACTGGTTCATCATGATCAGCACTTTGTGGGACTGCATTGTCCCTAAGATAACTGATTTTAGTAAAGAAAAGACCTTCCTCGTATGTTGTTACTGACGAAGAATTTCCATCCGCTACTGCATCATTAGCCATTGAAGCCGTTCGGAATCCAAGCGCTAAAGATTGGGTTCCTGACACCTGTGCTGGCAAGTCAACTGGTTCGATCAAGTCATCACCTTGGGCTCCGGCAATATTTGCGGAAATCCCATTTAAATCAGCTGCTGTCGATACTATAATTTCTGTACCGGTAGGCAGCGAATAGGTAATATCTCGAATCAAGGGTCTCGATGACCCTGTAAAAGACATTGCTATGAACGGTGTTGCTGGTGTAAATGTAATAACAGCTTCATCACCGATTCCATTGAGCGTTACTGTCTGTGTGACAGTTGCATCAGCAAAAGCGGGAAACGGTTTCGTGAAAGAAGCGTTCCAGTTGATGTCGGTGTTACCTGCTCCTGTAGCTCTAAAGGTCAGAGATACAGGACGTCCTACGTACGCATAAGGTAGATAAAATGCTGGAAGAGTGGTTGTTACTTCTTCAATTCCATCATCTATAAGTACACCTCTTATGCTAGCGTTAACTCCAACACCTGTTCTCCAAGTCACTAAATTTGTTAGACCTTCTTCCGCGCTAACGGTTTGGTCCACAAATGTTGTAACTGGGGTAGTGAGCAAATCGGTTCCTGCTCGAATAAATTCAGGAGTCGAAATTCCACTAAAATCAGGTATTGGTTGTTCTTCGCCTCTACTCTCATTGAGTACGGCTAATGACGAAATTCTCTCCTGTGTAGGATCTTGGAGAGAAAAATCTTCGCACATGCGAAAGTACACGTTGACTGTGACTTCTTGTAAAAATTCAGAAGGTGTGGTCAACTGATTC